TGAGCATCAGGAAGTGCACCCTGTGCCTGCTCAATACCGGTCAGGGCACGAGCAACAACCTCGTTCTTGTCGAGCATTGCGGCACGGTTAGCATCGATACCATCGAACGGGTCACGCTTAATGGTGATGTGTGGCGCGTTAAATGCACGCTCAACGTTTGCTTCGTCCTTAGCAGCCTCAACAAGTGCGGCACGCTTAGCGGCACGCTCAACAGCAGTCTCGTGGGCGGCACGAGCAGCAGCAAACTCGTCTAGGGCAGCGTCGAAACGAGCGGACTGCTCAGCAGTCGGCTCAGTTACAGCGTCAAGCTCAGTGATTTCGGCACGCAAAGCCTCAACCTGACTGGCAAGCGCATCAATGTCATGTGACATTTTTGATTGCTCCAATCTCTCGCGCCTTAATACGCGAGGAACGGTGGGATGGGGGATTGCCGTCGGGAGTGGTCTGGGCCGAGTCCGAAACGGGTCTTGCACCATGAGCCGAGCGCGGAGCGGTGGCCGATGGAAGATTAGTGGCAGGATCAATCGAGCTGGTTCCTGCGGTCGGTGACTGGTTCTGTGAGAGGGTGCTGATCTTTTGACCTGATGTTGTGATCATCTGATTGTTCGGAGCAGGCTTACCCGTCGTCGGACCAGTGTTCCCTGATGGTGCAGCAACCGTCGTCGTTTGCGAGGTCGGAACTGTTGGTGTTGTCATTTCAGCGGCCTCTTCAGCGGCCTGCTGATCTGGTGTCATCGCTGGTTCACCAACCTCTTCAGGATCCATCTCTTTGAGATCATCCAAGTTAGGCGTACCCAATAAGATGCTTATGGTTTCTTGTGCCTGGTCAACGATTGAATCGATGGCAGCGAAGTAGCCGAGCAGTTGCGCAGCTTGTGCTTCAGGTAGGTCAGCACGACCCGACCGAGTACCCACCAACATAGGAACGTCATATGCGGGGAACGGCGTCGGTCCGTACTCAATCATCGCTACCTCGCTACGAGTCACCAATGTGAGTGACCCGTCACGTGCTGGCTTATACATACCACCACGACCAGGCATCGGATCAGATGCTAAGAACCGACCCGAAAATGATTGACCCGTGATCGCACCATCTTTGATGAGCTGCAACACTTCATCACCAAGTTCAGTCTCCGAATACCTAGTAACCGTCAATAGGCCACGCTCATCAACACGAGGTGGCTCAATCGGTAGACCCAACGGCATCGTGTAACGATCCGATGGAGTACCCATAAGCGTGCGCCCATGATTGAAGAACACACCAAACTTCGTACCCTTCTGAGATACGGTCCGGTTAAACGCAGTCGGAGCCATCTGCTCCATGTAATGACCCTGATTGTCACGGATCTCAGTGGGCGTATTCCACACAGCCGCATACATTTCGACGGTGCGACCATCACCACCAGATCGAATGTTCACATCCAACAACGGGTAAGAACGGAAAAAATCGTTCATCAGCTTGATCCTTGAGTGGTTGGGACTTGCCCATTCGGGTAGAGAGCCGTGGGGATCGCACCTGTGTGCGTTAATACACTGAAATCGTTAGCGACCAGAGCAGCTGTCACACTGTCCGCGTCATAACCAGCAGTGATGAGCTGTTGCGCTGCGACCGCCCAGAACCTGGCAGCATCAGCAATGTCTCGTTCCCCTTCACGCAACGCCGCAATACTCGACGTGTCATACCACAAACGGTATCCCGTAGGAATGTCCAACAGTTTCTCGTGTGCAGCACACCACGACTGCCACAAGTGCCGCATCGTCCCATCAGCGAAACGACGCATCGCTTGCGCATAATTCGAGTACGTCGCAGCCGATAAGCCCTCAGACAAACCAATGATCACTGGTGGGACACCCGCGGCGGCGGCGATCCGAGTCTCACCAGCAGACTGGAGAGCAGTGAACGCCATCTCAGAGAACGAGTTACCAACAATCTGAATATCCGCACCAGCATCCAACACGGCTGTATTCCACGCGTTGTTCGGTCCCTGATGACGAGCTTGGAACGATTCCTTAATCCGCGCCAACACAGACGGGTCCAACTGCTGCTGATACTTAATCAACATGTTCGGCGTAGCCGCATTCTGGAAGAACGCACGCTTATGCAACGTCATGTTGTGATCCGCGTTCACCTCACGAACAACAGGTGACAACCACGACATGCCACGCCATTGAGCAATCGGATCAGGGATAGGCGTCCAATGCGCAACGTCCTGTTCAAGATAAAACTCAGTTCGATCAGACAAGACACCCGTCGGTGAGTACAAGTACCCCGTCACTTCACGGTACTCACGTTGATCTTCAAACACGGGGACACTGATGATTTGTACAAAATCTGGACGCAACCGAACATAACGATCAGCGAACTTCGCCGTGATCGACTGTCCCGCAAGATCCGCGTCCTGAATGTTCCGCGACAACAAGTCAGCCGTCGTACCGTTCGGCCACGGATGCTTCAACATCGCCAACGATGGATGATCCACAAGCTTACGCGTCTTAATGTCTTGCAGTTTCAGTTCAGCCTGCGTGAACAACTGCATCCGCGCCAAGATCGTCGCAAACACGATCGCATTACCGTGATACCCGTCAGTAACATAATTACGGAACAGGGGAAGGATGCCTTCAGCATTCTGATTCTGATACGTCCACGCCAAGATCGACGTATCCGATTGGAGTGGAGCATCCAACTCAGACGTTGGCATGTCATACGAGAACCGAGTCGTGAGCCGGTCAATGATTCTGGCCACGGTCAGTTCCCATCAACGAATAAGGCAACGGCAACCAAACAAGCGCCACCACAGATCAGACCAGCAGGAACGGCAAGCAACGTGACACCAATCGTGACCGTGAGCAGACCAACACCGAGCATGATGCGCGCTATCACGGTGCCTCCACTAGATGAAATGAATACTGGGAACAGGATCAGCCGGTGGTTCAGGTTCACGAGTAACCCACGCATACCTGGCTAACGTTGCTGCGTACAAACCTGAAATGTCATGGCCACGACGTGACCAACGCCACGCATCACCCGACGATTGTTGACGACCCGACGCAACAGCAGAAGTCAACTGTGGTTGACCAGGGTGACGGAACGAACCATCAACAATCGCATCCAAAAACGATTGGCACGCCTGGTTGATTTCCGTACCCGACGCACGCAACACGTCAACGCCCGCGGCTTCAAGCTCAGGGATCAAACCACCCGCCGGGCCACGCGGATCACACGCCAACTTGTTCACCAACTTTTGTGAACCAACCAAGTCAACAAGCCGCGGGATCATCCACCCAATACCCGCACGAACATCAACCAGTTCAACATGGCCAACACCATCACGACGCTGACCATAAAGCGCTATAGAACCGGACGTTCGCTCAGGATTAACATCAAACGCAATAGCGATCTCCTGCGGAGCAACAGACGACGTATCAATGATCGCCGCCCACGCTTCAGTGGACACAGGCCCATCACCATCAACGTCTTCCCACACTCCCAGACGTTCACGAGCAAACGCACGATCCGTCATAGCAGCACGCTCACGAGCAATGTGATCCAACGTCAACCGGTAACCAACACCCGGATTCGCTCGCAACCACTCATCCTGATCATCGAGATCATCTGAGAGCGAACACCACTCAAAGTAGGCAAGCGATGGATCGTTACCAGCTCGACCACGATCACGAACCGACCGCAACACAGTGGACGATGACAAACCAGCTGACGACGTGTACACGATCTGTGGTGACTTCTTCGCCGCCAATGCGGGCATCATCGCTGAGATCGAATCCTCAGACAGGATCATTGACTCGTCGAGGTACACAGTCGACGCGCTGAAACCTCTGCCGCTCCCAGAACTGCGAGCAACGAAACGCAACCGTTCACCAGTAAGAAGTTCAATGCCCTCATCACCGTGAGAAAACTTTGGTTTCTTACACAACTTCCGCAACCAGTCCGTGCCCTCAATCACCGACAACAACCGTCGATACGCTTCAAGACTGGTCTTAAACTCGTGCGACGAATGCAGCTGAACGTCTTGCTTTTGAACGAACAAACCCCACAACTCACGAACCAAAATAATTTCGTTCTTACCCTGTTGACGTGGACACAGAATGGCAGCCTCAAAAGGCAAATCCCCGTTAGGTCGTTTCGACAACAAACCACGCAACGCGTACTGCTGCCACGGATCCAAAAACACTCCACACGCGGCAGCTAGATCAATCGCCTCGTCACCATACGAACCAGACACATCACTAGGCAACGACTCATACGTTGGAGTTTGAACACCCGTTTTAAGCGTTGGAACTGGCACGACGAGTGCGACGCTTTGCGATCTCGTCCAACGGGTTAACCGTCCTCACACGGAACTCCGATTGGATCTCACCAAGGACTGATCGATACTCACGAGACAACGCAGCAGCCTGACCAGGCTCACACGAATCCAAATGAGCAGCCAACAACAACAAATTCACCGCCAACGGCGACGACATCGCATTCAAATCAACCAACACACGGCTGGTAATCATGCTCAAATTTTCTTCAAGCGCATCCACGAGTGACCCCTTCACTCTCACGGACAGTTGACATGCAGTGAACGAAACGGCGATATGTCCGATTTGACCTGTGCATAACTTTAGAATCGGACAATACGGAATTATCCGATAAATACGCTAAATTGGGTGTCCGATATGCCCGAAATGCGGAGAGAGAGAAGAACTTAGGG